GCTGGCCCGGCTGCAGGTCCAGGCGGGCCTGGCCCGGGGCGACGAGCTGGAGGTGGGCTCGGCCATCGAGGCGAATGCCAGCCTGTCGCTGCATGACATCGAGCACGAGATCAGCACCATCACCCGGATGGCCAGGGCGACGGCGGCAGCCCAGCCGCGTTACCCGCGCGGCATGGCGCCGCGCCAGGCGGCCAAGGCCGCGCCGAGCTTCGCCGGGCCGCCGGCCCCGGTAATGGCGATGACGGCCGCCGCCGACAGCGGCGACGACTCCGACCTGTTCATCGACTAGGCCATGGCGCCCCCGCCGGCTGCATACACCGCCCGGTCGCCCTGGTGGCTGTTCCGGCTGCTCTGCCTGGCCGGCGCGGCCTGCGCGTTCATCGCCGCGTTCGAGTTCGCCGCCATCCTGCACGGCGGCAGCGGCCTGGGCATGGCGTGGCTGGCCGGCGGCGTCTCGGCGTTCTTCCTGGCCTGGGCCATTCCCTAGGGCAGGCGGTGCCCCCGTGACCGCCTGCCCCGCCGGGACTGCCTGGCCGAGCACTGCTATCCATCCGTGCCGAGCTGAGCCGCTCCCAGCCGGGCCTTTCCGGCCATGCCCCGCCGCGCCAGGCCAAGCCGTGACTAGCTTCGACACGCCCAGCGCTGCCTCTCCGGCCATGCCTTGCCAGGCCAGGACGTGCCTCGCGATCCTCGCCAAGCCCCGGCTGCCGTCCATGCCTCGCGCCGCCTTGCCGCGCATCGCCATGACTTGCCGCGCCTGGACGGCCCTGCGATGCAGCTCCGAGCCGAGCTGTCCGGGATCTGCCGGGCCAAGCCACGAGCTGACTATCAAAGAACCTAGCACACGAAGGAGGCCATCATGCCCTGGAGCGTGACGATCAAGAGCGGCTTGCGCAACGTCGTGCTGCCCGATGGCACCGGCAACGGGGCCGGCAAGCGCTACCAGGCGGGCGACGTCGCCTACATGTCCGATCAGGACATCGCGCTGCTGTCCAAGACGGCGATCGCGAACCTGTTCACCGCCGCCCCGGCGGCGGTCTCGGCGACCTGGCCCGCAGGCGGCGTGTGACTGAGCCGGAGGAGTGGCTGGTCACGCCCGGCGGCAGGGCGCACCTGCTGCGGGGGGACGGCCACAGCTACTGCGGCAAGTACTCCCGGGCCGACCTGCGTCCCGGGGACACCTCGAACCGGTGCAAGTCATGCACGCGGTGGCGCGAGCTGGCCCTGGCACGCCGGCCTTCACCTTCTACCTGAGGTTGAGCTAACCCCGGAAGAGGCAGAGGACTGCCCCGCGCGGGGCCGCCCCCGGAAGAGGCAGGACGAGGCGAAGGAGACAGTGGGATGATCCGGACCTACTTGTCGAATGATTACATCAAAAGGACAGTCCGGCCGCTGTTCGCGTGGACGCAGGCGACGCCGAAGCCGGCGTTCCTCGACCCGAACTGGACCCGGGCGGTGCCGGTCTGGCCCGGCATGGGCTTCATCCGCACGGGCGGTGACCTGGTGACGCTGGCGGGCGCGAACAGCGTCCAGATGAACGGCGCCACGATGGCCGGCGCCGCCGGCGCGTCGAACAACGGCTCGACCTACACCGCCGGGGCGCTGCCGGTTTACGGCCTGGGCGCCCTTTACGTGGGCGGCGACGGAATCGATGAGCTGCTGTACGCCGGGATCAATGCATTCTCGGTGTGGGTGCTCGGCCCCGATGCCGAGTTCGAGATCCTCGCCCCGGCCTTCGACCCCACCGCCACCTGGGCGGACCCGACTGACGGCTCCGGCGCGAGCCTGATCGGCGTGGCCTGCCAGACCGGCACCGGCACCGGCCTGACGGCGGCCTCTCTCCAGGGCCAGCTCGTGCCCTGGTCTTCCAGCACCTCGATCTCCGCGCCGGTCGCCCGGCTGCTGAAGGTCAACTCCAGCACCAAGATCACGATCGGCGGCCTGGAGCCGTACAGCGCGGCCATGCTGGCCGCGACCTCGGCCAGCTTCGCGGCTGCTGGCCGCGACTGACCACACGGGAACGCAGGAAAGGATCACCAGGATGACCGAGCTAGCCACCGTGGCGAACGGGCAGCTGACTCCGGCGGCGCCGCTCGGCGGCCTGCGTCCCCGGGTCGCGTCCCGCAAGAGCGACGACTACGTTGCCCAGATCGAGGCCAGGCGGGCCCGCTCCGCGCCGCTGACGCGCGAGGCCAAGGTCCGCAAGATGGCCCTGATCCTCTCGGACGAGCTGCACGGCTTCCGCCGTCTCGGCGTCGGCATGGTCGGCCCCATCCAGCTCAAGCTGCGGTACCAGGGCATCGTCCGCAACGTGCTCGTCGAGGACCCGGTGACGCCCGGGACCCCGGTCGAGTACGACGTGTGGGACGACCTGGGCCAGGCCTACATCCTGAGCGGCACCGAGGGCGAGGTCCGGGTTACCCCGTTCGAGGGCAAGCGCATCCCGGTGCGGTTCTTCCGCATCGCCAGCCGTCCCGCGATCCGCAAGGAGGACCTGTTCTACCTGCGGATCAACGCGGTCGAGCAGGCCCAGGACGAGACCAAGCAGGCGATCCTGAAGCAGGAGGACGCCCGGCTGCTGGTCATCCTGCAGGCGGCCGTCACCGACTACGCGACCCGCCCGGACCACGTGGTCACCCCGAACCACAACATCACCGAGGCCTCGGGCTACCTGACGCCGGGCTCGCTCTACAGCGCGGTCGCGATGACCGACCTGCACGAGCTGCCCAGCGCCCGGCTGCTGATCAACCCGTTCGACTTCCGCGACATCTACCGCTGGGACATCAACCAGACGGGCTGGGCGTTCAAGGACCGGGTGGTCGCGGGCGAGACCATCACCAGCTTCGGCGAGTTCCAGATCCAGCGCTCGATCATCGTCCCGCAGGCGAAGATCTTCCTCACCCCCGAGCCGAATTTCCTGGGAGTTTTCCCGGTTCTGTACAGCCTCGACGTCGAGGAGAACCACATGGTCGAGGCGTTCTGGAAGGGCTGGGTCTTCGACGAGATGGTGGCCATGTCGATTTTGAACCCACGCGGGATCGCAACTATCACCAAGAGTTAGAGCAGGTCAGAGCCTTAAATCGAACGCCCTGCCTAATCCGGTGGGGCGTTCGGCATGTTGAGTATCGCAACGGTGTGCTAGGTTTATAGCGTGAGCGAAGACATTGGCATCGCCTGGCGGATCCGGCGGCCGGCTTGATGCTAGCGGGTGACTGGCACAAGTCCAGCTACAGTCATGCCAACGGCAACTGCCTGGAGGCGGCGTATCAGGGCGTGGTCAAGGTCCGGGACACCAAGCAGGAGCACACCCCGGATGATGAGCGGATTGTGCTGCGGTTCACGCCGCGTGCCTGGAACGTCTTCCTGGCCGGGGTCAGGCGCCCGGCGTCCTGACCCCAGAAGATATGTGAGCACTATTCCGGACGACTCCGTGTACGACGGTGAGGCAATTGGCGGCGAGGCGCACGCGCTGCCCGGGGACGAGCAGCCGGAGCCCGTCGATGACGCCGCAGACGGCGGCGGCCAGCCGGAGGACGCGGTGCCCCAAGTCGTGACGAGGGTAGCCGACTACCTCATGAGCTGAGCAGGGCTGGCGGGACCATGACACTGGATGAACTGCTCGCGCTGCTGCCGGACAACACGACCGGTGACATCACCCCGGCCGACATGCGGACGATCGTCACCGAGCTGTGGAACGGGGCGCACCCGTCGTACACCAACGTCATCAACCAGGGGCCGGCCAGCCTGGTCGCCAACGCCGCCTGGACCCCGGTCCCGGGCACCGGCACGTTCAGCTACACGGCGAGCGAGACCGCCGAGACCGAGGTGCAGTTCGTCCTGTCGATGAACATCGACACGATGGCCAACGGCAACCAGGTGCAGGTCGGCCTGGACATGAGCGGCGCCACCGTCGTGCCCGCCGGGTCCAAGCCGGAGCAGGTGCTGTGGATCGGCGGCAAGCAGGCCGTGCAGGCCACCGTGGAGGTCACCTTCGTGCAGGTGATGGGCGTCGGGACGACCACCATCGGGCTGCAGTACACCGCGCAGGGCGCCGCCACCGTGTCGGCCATGGCCGTGATCTCCTCCGTCATCGGGTGACGGGCCGTGAGCAGCCCTTTCAGCACCGGGTACAGCGCCGGGTTCGGGCCGCTGTCCGGGCAGCAGGACCAGCAGGTCCCGCCGGACGTGCACAGCGAGTACCAGCAGCGGCAGCTCAATATGGCGGCTGGCGGGGGACCCCCGATTCCCCCGCCCGTGGCGTCGTTCACGTACTCCCCGCCGGCCCCGGCCGAGAACCAGACGGTGACGTTTGACGCATCGGCATCGCAGCCCGGGGACGTGAGCGCGCCGATCACCAGTTACGACTGGCTGTTCAACGGCGTCACGCAGGCGAACGGGGTGACCGTGACCTGGCAGATACCCGGCAAGGCCGGCAGCTACCCCGTCCAGCTGACCGTGACCTCTGACGACGACCAGGGGGACATAGCCTCCCAGACGATCACCGTGTAACAGGGCCGGGCAGGCCTGAGGCCCGCCAGGGTCTTGCGGCAGTAGCTCTGCTGTCGGTCGGTGCCGTACCTCCCCGGTGCGGCTAGTACCCCTGCTGTGTGGCCTGGCGGGCCCTCGTAATGGCGAGAACTTCATAACTCGCTGACGTGCCATGACGGCTGCCCGATCCCTGTAGATGTTGAGATCAGGAATTTGTCGTGGACTCGCTCAATGTAATTGACCGGTCACTGGCCGTCAAGCCGTCAGGACCTGACTCCCGTTCATATCTTGCGGCGGTGTCGCTTGCGCCTGATCCCGTGGATGGCGGGCACCTGCACGTGCTTGTGCCTGCTCAATCCGGAGTTGCCCATGTAGTCGGCCCGGTACTTGCCCTTGGGCTTGCCGGCCCGGTACTTGGCCTTGAGCGGGATCTCGCGAGGCCGCCCGGCCCCGTCCATGCTTCACCTCCTCTCGCGCTCGGCGGGGCGGGGGCATCATGGCGCTACAAAGCCGGTCCTCCTGGTCTGCTCTCGCAGGGCGCCCGGGGCTTCGGTACCCGGGCGGGTTCTGGCTGAGGCGGGCCGGCCGGCTCTCTCATCCCGGCCGGCCCGCCCGGACGCGGCACCCGGTCGTATCGCCCTCCCTTGGCCTTCGGGCGGCTCATCCCGGCGTCGGACCCGTTATCGTCCTCGCGGGGGCTCATCTTCATTACCTTCCCGCTACGGGCCGTGCCTTGCGGGCTATCGTATCACCGACTAGGGTTCATTGATTATGAGTGTTAAGGCGTTCACCGAGACCTGCGGCGACGAGGACTGCGTGTTCTGCTACCCGCTGGTCACCAGGACCGGCCGCGTGCTCACCGAGGACGACCTGATCGCCCTGGTTGACGAGGCCGGACGGGGCTACGACGTAAGCGGGCTGCGGGAGCTGCGGTCGGCTGTCGACTGCAGCTGCCGGTGCGGCACGACGCTGCGCCCCGGCTGCAGGCAGGGAGCGCACTGCGGGGACGAGGGCAAGGGCTGCCGGGCGTACGGCTAGCGCCCCGGGTCAGGGGCTTTCTCGCGGTTTGCAATACCAAGATTTATTGATATTCTTGGCGCAGATACCGACGAGAGGACACACCGATGACCGCCACCGTGGAAGAGCTGCGGGAGCTGCTGGGCAAGCAGGTCGGCGAGCCGGTCTTCACCGAGGGCATGACCCGCGCCGAATCCCGGGCCGAGATGGACTGCTGGCTGGCGGACTGCCAGGCACAGGGTGAACGGCTGGACGAGGAGCACCTGCTGCTCGGGATCGGCCGCACTGCGGCGATCTACATGACGCACGAACTCGTCTGGTCCTGGCAGAACGCCACGGCTGACCGGTGGTTCCGGGCGCTGCCCGAGCGGTACATGACCCCGGACAGCCTGGCCCGGCCGGACTGGGACCACAGCCATTACCCGCACGACGAGCACGGGCGGGTCGGCCGCCGGGTCACTACGCTGCAGCGGCCGGAACCGGCGCCGGACAGCGACGAAGCGCGGCAGATCGCGACGGTGCGCGCCATCCTGGCGGACACTGACCGCGAGGAGCAGCCATGAGCGCCCGCCCGCAGCTGAACCACGATGAGGCCAGGGTCCTGAGGGAGCTGGTCCGGCTGGGCGGCGAGGCCACCTCGAAACAGCTGATCATGGGGGTCCGCCATGTCGACGTGCGCAGGGCACTGCGGGGGATGGAGCGCAAGGGCCATGTCCGCAAGGGCCTGGACGCGGCCCGGAACGTCAGCTGGCAGCGCGTCTACCGCGAGCAGGTGACGCACGAGCTGGCCTTCGGCGTGGTCGGCGACCGCTACTGGGGGACCTGCAGCTGCGGCTTCCGGCGCTGGGCCCGCGCGGGCGACATCGCCGGCGAGGACGAGGCGCGCGAGCGCGTTTTCCAGCACTGCGCCCGCTGGCCCCGGCGCCGCTGGGGCCGGCAGGGCCCCATCGACATGACGCAGACCCGGCTGGCCCCGCCCGGGGCCGGCAGTACCGGTAAACCATGAGAGGACTGATCATGACCGACGAGACAGCGGCCATCCGCAAGGCGATGGTCGAATCCGGCCAGCCGCACGCCGACCTGGCTGCCGCCAGGGGCACCTGCGACTGGTGCGGCGAGAAGCTGCATGAGTCCGAGGGCAGGCTGCTCGCCCAGGGGGAGGCCGGGCTGATCTGCCGGGCCGGCCCCGGCGACGGCCTGTACTCGGCGCATCACGCCGGCGGCTGGTCCGCCGCCGAGCTGCAGGAGACCTTCGCCGTGGTCGGCTTCGCCGCCCCGTTCGTGGTGGCTGTCCGCCACAGCGACGACCGGAAGGGCACCCTGGAGTTCACCCACTCACCCCGCAGGTACTTCGGCTGGAAGGAAGACACGCCATGACCGGCGAGCCCGTATATCCCAGCCGGGAGCACAAGAACGAGGACCGGGCCGCGCGGCGCCGGGCCCTGGACCGGCTGGCGGCCATCGAGACCGAGGCTGCCCTCCTGCGCAGGCGGGTCGAGCGCGGCCAGACCGAGGGCGTGGACGGCGCTGCCATGGCCCGGCTGGCCGATGAGCTGACCCTCAACCTGACCATCATCGGCGTGCTGCGCGATACCCGCGCGTGGCACGCGCTCGGCCATCCTGAGGGGGCATGATGCCCGGCAGCGCGTACATCACTATCATCCCGGGCCTGCTCCGGGTCCGGGTCAGCAGGCGCGGCGTGCGCGCCGCGATCGGCCCGCGCTGGCTGCGGTTCCACTTCGGGCCCGGCGGCGAGGGCGTGTCGACCGGCGCCGGGCCGGTCACGTACTACCGGCCCGTCCGGCGCCGCCGGCGCCCGGCAAGGAGGCGATGATGAACTGGGAAGAGCTGTTTCAGCAGATGGGCCTGGCCGGCCGGACGTTCGGTGTAAGGACCTTCGGCGATAATACCGGCGAGCTGGAGCTGGCCGCGCTGGAGGAGGCCGAGCACGTCTTCGGTCCCGGCGTGCCGCTGGCCGTCGTGCCTGAATACCACGTCCACTGGCTGGACCTGGACGAGATAGAGATCACCGGCAAGCGGTATGGCGCCTATCTTCACGTGCTGGCCAAGACGGCGGCAGAACGCGCCTGACCGTGCTATCTTCCTTGATATGCCAGCACAGACGAACATCAATAAGAACGAGCTGCTCACCATCCTGGAAGCGAACAGGGCCAGGCACCGCGACGTGTTCCTGGCCGCCCAGGACGGCTACCGCCGCCGCGTCATCCAGGAGCTGGACCGGCGGCTGGAAGACGCCCGTGCCGGGCGCAAGATCGACCTGCTCTTCCGGCTGCCCGAGCCCGAGGACCACACCGCCGACTACGACCGCGAGATCAAGATGCTGGAGCTGGAGACCGGCATCACGGTGGTCCTGACCACCCGCGAGTTCGACCAGCTGGTCATGGACAACTGGGGCTGGTCCGGGGATTTCGCCCTGACCAGCTCGGCGTATGCCTCCCATGAGTGAGAGCACGGCTGTCACGGCCTACGTCCTGCAGTGCCGGCACCAGGGCTCGGACGCCTGGACCGACCTGAGCAGGCGCGACACCCCGGAGGAGGCTTTCGCCCGGCGCGATATCTTCCGGGCCGCCTGGGACAGGCCGATAAAGGAAGGTCTCCAGGGCCTTCGGGTGGTCCGCCGCGTGATCACCGACACGGTGATCGAGGACCCGCGCCAGATCCCGGAAACTGAGGAAGCAACGGCGGTGACCTGATGCTGGACTCGGCGAGGAAGATCATCAGCTACACCCTGGGGACTGCCGTGGTCCTGCTCATCCTGCTGGCCATCGGCGCCGCCACCCACCCGGGCGCGACCGGCGTCGCGGCGATCGGCGACGGGATCGCCCAGGTGATCAAGATAGGCGTTGAGCTGATCACGGCCTCGATCAAGGCGATTTCGGCGATCTGAGGGAAACCAGCCGGCGCCGTATGGCATGATCGTGCATATGCACGCGCAGATGCACGTGCAAGAATCGGCGGATCCCCGCCGGGCACAACGAAAGAGAGCAGCAGATGCTGGAAGACGGATGGAACAAGGCCGGCAGGAGCAACCCGAACGGGGCATGCCTGGAAGCCCGGTGGAAGAAGGCAGCGCGCTCGCAGGGCGCCTCCAACTGCCTGGAAGCCCGGTGGAGCGCGGCCGAGGCATGCTTCCCGGCCGACAACTGCCTGGAGGCGCGGTGGACCAAGGCCAGGGCGAGTGCCGCTGGCAACTGCCTGGAGGCACAGTGGGCCCCGGCGCAGGCAAGCACTCACAACGGACAGTGCCTGGAGGCGCGCTGGGCCAGCCCGAGCGCCAGCGGCAGCGAGGACATCTATCACAGCCACTGCCTGGAGGCGCGCTGGGCCAAGGCGACCGCGAGCACCGCTGCCAACGGCGGCTGCGTCGAGGCCCGCCTGGACGGCATCGTGGAGGTTCGCGACTCCAAGCACCCGGACGGCGCGATCGTGAAGATCACGCCGGAGGACTGGGAGGCGTTCCTGCGTGGCGCCCTGGCCGGCGAGTACGGCCAGAATGACCTGCCGCCGCTGGAGTTCACCGACGCCGAGTGGGAGGCGTTCCTGGACGGCGCGGGCAAGGGCGAGTTCGACCTGCCGCCTGTTCCGCCCGTCCCCTCGGTCTAGGCCGCCGTCTGGCTGAAGAAAGGTAAGCCTCTGGCCCTGGACCGAAGGTGCGCTGTCACGGCCAAGTGGGCGGAGTGAGGGGCAGGGAGCGCACGCCCTGCCCCTCTGCCATCGCACGGAGGAG